CTGGGTCATTCTGTATTGTTAACAGATTTAATGCAACCTTCATTTGACGTGACATCTAATTATCCTACTACTACTACCTTGTATTGCCCTGCTGTTGGAGCAGTGGCAAAATCAATAGTTACTGAATTTTCATCTGTTATTTTAACGTCTGCTTCAATTTGTGCAAATGGAGATGCGGCTTCAAATATTTGAACTGTAACTTCAGTTGTGCCTAATCTATGTAGCACTGGGTGTGTTGTAGAAGTAGCTGAAAGAACTTCTGCATACTTTCTTGCAATTGCATGATAGTTGACTCCATTATTTGTCAATGTCCATTTATCTGATGTTTCATTCCATAGGATTTCTACATCTGTCTCTGTTCCACGCTCTACTGTAATTCCAGCATCGGTTGTTGGTGATCCAGTAAAATTGCTATTAAGCTTAACCTTATTATCTTCAATATTAATCTGTGTTGTATTTACAGAGTTAACAGTTCCAATAACATTTAGGTTTCCGCCTACCTGCAAATTGCCAGAAATTTCTACGTTATCTGGTAAGCCAATTGTTACTGCTGCGTTATGACCGCTATTTGGAGATACTGTGACCTCATTGGCTGTTCCAATAATTGTTGCTACATAGTCACCTGTTGTTTGTGTGTCTAGTGGAATAACAAGGTTAGCCTCGCTAGCTCCAGTCAGGCGTCCTTGCTGATCAACGGTAAACGTTGGAACTTTGGTAATTGAACCATATGTTCCTGCTGTAACTGCTGTGTTATCTAAATCTATTGTTGTTACGCCAGTGGTGTCGTTATATGATCTTGTAAGACCTACTCCACCTTCTACATATGCTCCGATTGCATCTTGAATAACTTCTAATGAGCCAGAAGTAGAAATCCACTCTGTGCCATTCCAGAAGTACATGATGTTATCGCCAGTATTGTAGTAAACCTGACCTGATACTGGGTTGCTTGGTGCTGATCCTAAATTTTGAATTCTAGCATTGAGTAACTCATTCTTGTTGAGATCAATACTAACTAAAAACTTTTTTGACATTTTCTTTCCCCCTTATGACAGATATGCTGTCCCTGAAAACGGCTGGGCCATAGTCAGTGTAATTTTGTTTATATTGTTGTAGTCTATACCTGTTTCAAGTATATCCCCTGCGCTTGATTTGATTGTCACGTTTGGGTGATATCCCAAGTTGTGCTCTATTGCTAAAGAATATATTCCAGATACTGGCCCAGTTAGCTGTGCCAATTCCCAGGAATAAGCTAAAGTGTTTGCTGTAAGGGTTATGACCTTGGCATTTTGCCAAGTTAGGTCAGATAGTTTTGGTCCATAGAATTTCGATAAAATTGAATCGTAGTAGAAGTCTCCTTCTAGTCCTAAGTTATTTGATGGAGCACCTGTACCACTTAAAATGGTTTTACCCCTAGGGCCTTGAGGTCCTGGGGATGAGATTATTACATCATTAATTACTTCGGTTACGACTATTGATTCTGTCATTATATGGTTACCGATCTATTGAGCGTCATAAAGCCCTCAAGGAGTTTTATTTTGTTCCCATTAGAATCGACAACCATTAAATCATAAGATGATTTAGGATAAAAGAGTTTGTTTGTTTGTGTAGGTGTCATTTTGATAGTTAACTTTCCGTTTAATTGGTCAATTACTATTCCACCAGAAGGTGATGTTAAGGTTACAGCTAATTTTGCTCCACCCTTTGTATCACGAACCTGCATCTTTGCGGATGCGCCTGTAAGATCAATTGCATTTCCATTATCGTCTTTATATTCTAGTATAAAGCTAAATGTTGCATTTTGATCTACTTCAAAGTTCTTTTGTCCTGCCATTTGCCATAGTCTCCTAAATAGGAATACTCCTGTACTAATTTTAGCACAGGAGTATTCTTAATTGACTATTTTTTAAGCTTTATTAGTAAACCCAAAACTCTTATCATTTGGGTTGAGAGCCTTCAAGATTACGGGTGCAACGGCTGCGATGCCACCAAGTAGTAGGTCTTTAGGATTTGTATTGCCTGTCATGTATAAGGCTAGCGCTGCTGAAAGAAATGCTCTTCCGTAGCTTGCTAACGCTGCTAGAATCTGTTCTTGCATTGTTACCTTTCCATCTTTGTTTAAATCTGCTTTTGCAAATTTAGCCATATTGTCATCTCCTCGTGGGCGGGATGCCCATGAATTTTGGTTTTACCCAATACTATAATTCTACCACTATGCCGAGATATCCACAAGTTCACAGTTTCCGTCTGAACTGCAAGCAAGCGTGGCATTTGTAGATGTGCCATCTTCTGTCTCGTAAAACGATAGATCTTCCCATCGAATATTTTTAGGCATCTTTGATACCAACTCTTCGTATTCTTCTTTTGAAACTTCTTGATATGGGGCTTGCTTGTATGTGTGCTCTGAATGAGGCAGGAATGAAATGCCAGAGACTTCATCAAAGTTTTTATAAACCCAGGCCCCAACTTCCATCCATTCATCTTCTTTAACAGATACGGTAATAGAGGGCTTGTGCTCACACCATGCACGTTGATAAACTAACCAAATATTTAAATGGTCAATCGCAGTAAGATCATTTCTAACAATTGCACCTTCTGGTGCTTTTACGGGAAATGAAAATACATATGTATCGTTTGGCTTCATTACATCATCTTCTACAGGGATTCCAACTTCTTTTAAGAATGTAGAAATTGGATCTCCCTTAGAACCTCTAACTGTACGAATGTAATATGGTGAATGCCACGGGTGCATTCCTGAAGATACCCCGACCAATTGAGACACTGTTCCAGAAGGTTTTACGCAAGTAATTGCTGCAGATTCTGGAATTCCAATTTTGCCAGACTCTTCTTTATTTACTTCTCTTGCTTTATCACGAAGGGTCATAAGAAAAACTTCAAGAGCAACTAGGTCTTCTTTTCCAGACATGAACTTATGGCCAAACTGTCCAGTAAGAGAAACTCCAAGTAGTCTTTCTTCTTCTGTATTGTCCTTCCAGATCTTGCGAAGATACTTAAAGTCTGTTAGTGTTGATTGCCAAGTCCCAAGAATTGTTGCAAGCTCAACTTTGCGTTCAATATCTTTCTTTGTATCGTTTTCACGTAATACGACTTCTGAAAGGTTACAAAACTGGTAAGGACGTAAAATAATTTCTGAGCACGGGTTAGTTCCATAGTGAATATCTGGATCTCTTCTTCCAAATTTAGCTGCTTGGGCTTGAGCTGCGGCCACATTGTATATACCTCGTTCTCCTGATTTCGAGTCATAAAGAGATTTCCATTCTGCAATAAATTGCTCCATCTCTGGCTTGCGAGAGTATGCAACAGAGTTGTTTGATAATGCACGTTGTGGGCTTTGCTCCCACCAATTACCTGACTTTGCTTGAGCCATTTCAATATCGTTAATATTAGAAAGTGAAATCATTGCTGAACGACGAACTCCACCAACTACAACAACTTCTCCAATTTTACACATAATGTCATGGCATTCAATTGGCTTTAAATTTCTGCCTGTTGCATTCTTAAACTTTGCAATTGTAAAATCAAAAAGATTTACAAGTGGCTGTGGGCCTGATGATCTGCCTCCCATAGTTTTAAGTCTTGCTCCTGCTGGACGAACCTTTGAAACGTCAATTGCTGGAATGTGTCCAGTCCATAGTAAAGCAAGAAGTTCTCTGTATGCTTTTGCCCAGCCCTGTTTTGAATCTTCTACCACAATAACAGTATCTGATTTTTCTAGTTTTTCTGGAACTGGGGGAAGCTTATTAATGTACTTGTATTCTACTGAGAATCCAACACCTGTTCCACACATAAGAACATACATTGTTTCGTCAAACGATCTTGGAGAATCAACTGGTAAAAATGCACAGTTATATCCAGCAACATTGTCTCTTTCTAATGCGGCTCCAGAAGTCATGACTGATCTCATAGATGGCATTACATTTCTTTTAAATACGAACTCTTTTAATTCCGCAACAAGCTTCTCATTTGGAATATAATTATGGTTTTCTTTTAAATGGTTGGTCATAAAAGAAAAATATCTATCTACTGTTTCTCCCCAAGTTTCTCTACGACTTTCCGCTTCTACCCATTTTGCATATCTGGATAAAGCAATAAAGTTCTCATAAGGATTTGCAATAGTTTGTGACATTTTTATACGACCTTTTCTCCGCCTTGCGGTGTAATTTTTAGATGAAGTCCTAGTGTATCAAACTTTTATTTAGCGGTCTAGTGCCTCAAATATGTTTAACTATTTTAGTTAACTAGGTTGACATCTTCCATATATTAATGTTATGATTGTAGTTCGTTATCTCTATAGGAGGAAATGCCAATGGAGAATATAAAGCAACAGTTTAGTGATTTGGTTCGTGACTGGACAATAATAGCAGTAACAATGTTATTTTTGTTTGGTAACTCGGCAAACGCTTTAACTGTAGTAGAACCTTTAGTGAAAACTGAAGCCCAATTAAAGCAAGAAGTCTTAGATAGCTTTAGTAAAGAAATTTACAAACCATCTGAGATGCTTACAGACGAAAAGTTAAAACTATTACTTGAGACTGTAGGATTCGAAGGAGTAGGCCTTAAACAAGCTTGGTCCATAGCAAAGCGTGAATCTAATGGAAGACCGCTTGCATATAACGGGAATAGGAATACAGGAGATAGTTCTTACGGATTATTTCAAATAAATATGATCGGAGACTTAGGTCCAGCAAGACTTGAGAAATTTGATCTACAGAGTAACAAGGAGTTATTCGACCCAGTAACAAACGCAGAGATAACGTATTATATGACCGATGGCGGCAGTGATTGGTCAGCTTGGAAGGGTATGACCCCAAGAGCTAAGGAATTTTTATTAAAATTTCCGACAAAGTAAAGGAGATGGGATGAGGATACAGTATGTATCAACTTACATCTCCATGTCAGGGGAAGGATTGGTTGAAAAGCTTTTATGCCCAGTAGACCAATCCATTCTCTTTTCAAATCAAGACTTAGAGGATAACATATATCTGTACTGCCTTGAGTGTAAATATAAAAAAAATATTGGAACCTCTACTTATGAAAATATTGTTAGAGCAGTTAATTGGGTAAATAAAAAATGACAAATTGTAATTGTGAATGTGAAAAGAATAAAGAATCGGCACCAATGCAGGTTACCGATGCTATGGGTAGAGAGGTTTTTTGGCTAGATGCAGGAAGACCAGAATAACGAAAATACAAGCAACTTAGAGGACAACCTACCTATGGTTTCTTATATTATGCTTCATAGAATATATGATATATTAACTTTGATATCTAATAAAGTAGCTGGTAGCGAAGATACGGCTAAAATGGTAGAATATCATCAGGCGGGTTACTTACTTGGACCGTCGCCTTCTTATAATCCAGGAGAAACAGATGAGTAGACAAGACGCATTAGACTTAATGCTAAATTCAATAATAGATACAATGAAGGACCTATATTCTAGAGCTGGAACATCTCCAGAAGATCAGAAGGTCTATATGGAACAAGGCAATGAGTCTTTTAAGGTTATTGCAATTGCTCTTTATGACAAACTTTTAGAAAGCGGAATTATTAATGACTAAATATATATTTGAGCCAATTACAGAAGTTGTATTACAAACCTTTAGGGAAAATGCTAACGGCCTAGATAGGTCAGAAGAATTTCCCAATGGCTTAAATGCAAAGCTTATTGTTACTGCAAATTCTGAAGAAGAGTGCTTAGCAATTAGAGGAATGATTACACATCACCCTAGCTGGCAATTAATAGGAACAGAAGAGTAATTGGAGTCATCTGTAGCAAGATGGGTTGACGACCCCGTATTTACATCTATTCACGATGCATTAAACAAAAAGGCTAATATGTCTAATGATATAAATAGCCCTTTTAATGCAAGGCTGTATGTTCTAAGACAAATAGCAATTCAACAGGCAAAGCTTCATGCAAATTTTGCGGAGTGCGGTGTATATGCGGGAATGTCAATGTATTTTGTTCAAGACTTGTGTGATAAAAGATTTATAGGAATAGATTCTTTTGAAGGAGTTTCAGAGCCTGGAGAATTTGATACTGATTACTTTAAAACAGTTAAACTAGAAATTCCAATAGACAGAGCCAAGCTTATTCTAGAAGGATGCAGGAGCCCAGAGCTATATGCTGGATGGATACCTGATGTTTTTGAAAAAATAGAGCCCCTAAACTATTCTTATGTTCATATTGATGTTGATTTATACGAACCTACAAAAGACTCAATAAACTATTTCTGGCCAAAAATTGTTCCTGGTGGCGTTATTATTTGTGACGATTATGGTTCATATAAAACTATTGGTGCAAGAAAAGCAATGGATGATTTTTTTGGTAAAGATAAAATATTAGAGCTGCCTACTGGACAAGGTCTAGTTTGGAAATAATGCTTGACTTTGTAAGGCATTAAATATACACTTAGTATTCAGGTTGAGTATTCGTACTCCCTGTATAGGGCGAAAGTCCTTAAACCCCTAATCGGATCCGCCTCTGATTAGGGGTTTTCTAATGCTTTCAGTGGTATAATTAATTAACAGATTTTTAGGAGGTTAATCATGACAAGAGATCATTTTTCCAAAGTTATGCAAAGCCCTTACTTTCGATCCCGTCATTATCAAGAAGATAGTCATGCTGGTAAGTTAGAAGCAAAAATTGAAAACTTTTTAAAAAAATTATTTAAGAGAAAGAAGAAATAATGTTTAATGACGATCCACGCTGTATAAAGTTAGCTCCAAGAATATACAAATTTGAAAATATTATTCCAAAAGAAATCTACGACTCTGTGTATGCTAGAGGACAAGAATTTGAAAGACACTCTAACCCAAATCTATGGAGCGTTAGAGACTGGTATGCAGACAAGATGAGCCCTCCATTTAAGGAGACCTTTCCTCTTTGGAAGTTTATGTCTGAATTGATACACCCTGAAATTGTTATTCACCCAGTAAGGAACCTTATGGTTACTGGTCCTGGAGACGAAGGAATGTTTGTACATACCGATAGCCCTGGAAAAGGAAACTGTCACCTATTATTGGAAATTGATCAATGGTCAACTTGTTGTGAACTAGAGTATGGAATGATTGCATACATCGGAGACTTTACTGGCGGAGAACTATACTATCCAAACATAAATCCAGACGGCACAGAAAAGACTGGCAACCTAAGAATAGATGAAGCAAAAATGGCAGAGCCGTGCCTAATCGTTCCAGTAAAGCCTGGAGACATCGTTTTACACGGAGCTTGCTCTCCATATGATCATGGAACTATGGAAACTCTTTCTGGTACAAGATACGCATTTTCAACTTTTGCGTTACTTGCAGAAGACAATCCAGGAACATTCTATAATTACAAAACCCCCGAATGGGAAGAGCAGATAGGAAAATATGAAAATCCTACTGAAAGACAGCTAAATGAATGGAACTCTCCATTTAGAGTTAACCCTCAGTTTGCCGACATGATCCAGGAGCGTACTACTGCTCAGGATAAACTAAGAGACGAACTAGAAAACAGAGCTGGTAAATAGAATTACATACACTACGGTGGGCATGCCTAATCAAAAAGTAAATAATATATACGGCCTGCATATATGTAAAACTGGAGGCAGGTTTTATCACTCCTCTATATTACAACCAGTCGTGAATACTGCGGAAAGAAAAATACCTATGATTGAAGATGGGCACCCTGGACATTACGGGTGGCATAATGGCATAGGGCCAAGGACATTTATAGTTGCTGGAATAAGAGATATTGTTAAACAAAAATGCAGTCTATTTGTCGACATAGGAGTAACAGAAGGTAAATACAATCGGGAGTTTGATTTTTCAAAAGAAACTTTTATGAAATGGGTCTCAAATTCTCACCATGCTCAAAATAACATGAGCAAGCACTTCTTTTATTCTGAGCCTATACTTAACTACGGTATGTATCTACAACCCAGGCCAATGAAGGACCTAAATACGATATTGGAGCGAGCTGCCCGTGTAAACCTATACTATGATATCGATGAAGATTTTACAAGAGATGCTTTATCAAAGAAGCTATCAGATGCTTTAGGAATTGAATACAATCCTAATATTCATTCCAACGATCTTCCTGTTGGAGAGAACCCGCAGTCAAAAGCTTTATACAATTCTTTAGACGAATCTGAAAAAGAATTTATTAGGAGCGTAGCCTTCCTAGATTATCAGCTATATAAATTTATCAAGGATACAGGCAAATAGTGCGAAAGTGAAAAAATTGAAGTGCGGCGGCGGTAGAAGAACCTATTTTAATTTAGCATCATACAGGGGATCAGCACTATATTCATATATTAGATTCATTAGTAATAAACAGTCAGAATGGGATTCTAAGTACCATATGTCACATACCCCTGACTCTGCGTTCATACAAGTCTCTAATCGGCTCTTGAGGCCCTTTATGACCCATTCTAGCGAACACTGTGCAATGAATCTGTCAGCCTGATAATAATTGCATTCCTCATATCGACGATCTAGCAAATATTTCGCTAGCTGGTCTCTTTTGTCCGAATTTACCATATTAGGAGTATTGCGTAGTATGTTCCAATAAGAATCCAAGATAGCCAGAGTATTGACCGATATAGTTTAGAAGTCTTCATTGTCAATATCTTCATCTAGGTCAAAATCAAAGATACTTTCTTGATTACCCGCCCAATTTAAAAATTTAAACAATGCAACTCCTGAAACGATTGCTATCGCAATGGTACTTATTCCTGCCCAGATCTTCTTCATATATATCCTAGTCAACTGCTTTTAATTAATTTTGTAATACAACTCTGACAAAAATTTTCAAGTACGCCTTTAGAGTTCATACGCTCTACGTATTTTGGATTATCGCAAAAGTTACATTTCATATCACTAGTATACCATAATTGTAGTCAACTAGGATATTATCTTCATACATTTCTGCATTATTAAATTATAGATAGCTAAATTATGATGTGGCTTTAATCCATCAATTTCTAGAACTCTATCGTCTGGAGTATCTTTTAATCTCAACACTGGCAAACCAATTGCCTCTAGGATCTCTTCTTGAGTTATATAATCAGTTATACCAAAGTCTTTTGCAAACTTTTTTAGATGATGACAGAAGTCTAATTCTATAGGCCTACGAATATCGTATCCAAATACTGGAATTTTTTCTGACTCTATATAGATATCTTCTATAAATTGAGGTAGTGGTTCTACTAACAATATCTTAGCTTCAGTATACTCTCTCTTCAATGATTCAAGATACTTATATGCTGTCTTTTCGGTATCCCCGCCAGCTAGATGTATCTTATACTTACAATCAATATATCCAAACCAAGCTATTATCAGATTCTCTGGCTTGTTCTCTATTAAGGAAAATGAAAATGGCTTGTATGTCTTATTCTCGCCATGCTCTAAACCAGATCCAAGCATCTCTGTCTTCTTAAATCTTTCTGGGTTAAAGTTCCATGCACTTTGTCCGCCTTTGCCCCATAAGTGCAAATCAAGCATTGATCCGTCTCCATTATAGTGTTCGTAAACTCTATTGGATTGACAATCTCCTATTAGATAGGCTTTAATATTTGCCATATTCATATTATACCAGCGCCTGAGTGTAATTAAGTGAATTGTACATATCTATCACTTCATCAAATAGTGATGACTGCTGCACATAGGTCTCTAGATCAATTCTTTTCTGTGTTTTTGGTCTTGGCATGTGCCCATCAGAATCAGTCATATAGTTTTGAGAATACAGATTCTCTCTAATCGTTTCTAGGCTGTATGGTCTACGGCTTTTTATATCTATGTTAAAAAAATTACAAATTTTTAAAATTTCTATATAAGCATCTTTTTTTATATTTAAAAAATCTCCTATATATAAAGTGCTTTCATTATCTTTTGCCGCATTGATATATACCTTATAGCTTTCCACCTGCCTTATTATTAATTTATCTATTGAGCTAAAGTCCTCCCAGTTAGTCATTAGGCCCTTGTTTTCAGCGCTACTCATTCCTCTGTATACCCAGGAAGCTATGCATTCTTTTGGCTCTCTGAAATAGGAGCATTGATTTATTGAGCTATTATAGTATAATTGAGGATTATGGTTAGCATCTGAATGAATATTAAAAAAATTTGCAACGTTAGACATAAATACATTGCCAGATCTTGGAAAAGAGTTGAATACTATCATATCTCTATTTTATCATTAGACTTATCACTTGATCTTAGGTCTTAGGTCTTATATATATTAATAT